CTCTCGGTCCTACCGGTCCAGGCGGACCTTGATTTCCCTGAGGTCCTTGTGGACCCATTGCAATGTTTGGAGCACATGTAACAACGCCAACGCCTGGGACATATGTGGAGAGCATCTCTTGTTAGATCACCCGAAAATTAGACCATGAAATTACCACCAAATTGAGCAAGATCCAGGTAATCCGTTTACCGCAGATCGATAATCTGGTATACCTGTTTGTGCACCTCCGGCAATATTTGCTATTTGAACAACGCCGGTCATAAATGATGAGCCACCTCCGCCGCCACCAGTGGGTCCATCTCCGTTTAGGCCACCGCTGCCGCCTCCTCCGAAATATCCACCGCCTCCGCCCTGTCCTCGTAAGTTTGTGCTTGATCCGCCAGCACCACCGTTTCTTCCATTTCCACTAGCTCCTGCTCCACCACCACCTACTCCGGCAGAACCAGCCCCTGGCGCAGTTGGTGTTCCACCGCCTCCTCCGGCAGTAAATGGGATACGATTAAGACCATCGGTTCCCGCAGTTCCCGTAGCGCCGCCGCCGTCGCCACCTTGTCCTCCGTTACCGCGGTCTCCGTCCTGGACACTACCGCCACCACCAGCCCCTCCTGCATACATAAGAGTTGAAAACTGTGACATGCCTGCTCCGGGAAATCCATTATATAATCCACCTCCTCCTCCCGCCGCGCCACCCGATCCGTTACCGTCAATTCCTCCCCAACCCGGTCCACCACCCCCGCCCGTGTAACTACCTCCACCAGTCGGGTCACTTCCACCAGCTCCGCCCTCACCCCCGCCTCCAACTGCAATTGTATAATTTGTTCCCGACGTTACATTTACAACTGCCTTGACAAGCCCGCCATTACCGCCCCCTGCATAGCCTCCACACGTGCCACCACCGCATAGACATACGATAACATCCCGAGTGACCGGTGATGTCCAAATATAATTTGCACCAGTATACCCTATCATTGTGCATATTTGCGAACCAGCCACCAAGCTTGAAACGCCATATGGATACGTGCATGTAGCAGTAAGATAGTAATACGGCTCCGTAAATTGAAGTGTAGTGCCGTTGGCTGGTATGTCGATAACTGGAGTCGAGTTTGTTACGCTAGTAACAAGACTCCCACCTGTATTCGAACGCGTTGTATTTGAATATAGATTCACAGTGTAAGCTGTGGCACCCGGAACACCGGCTACAACAAAACTGCCCATAGCTCCACCAAACGTTCCAAATTGAACGTTATCTGGCGCAGCAAATCTGGGTCTAGTTAATAGATTGGCTCCAAACGTAGGCATAGATGCAGCAAACGGCATTATTATATTATGCACTAAAGTTAGTGTATTGTCCAAGCGTGAACCAATTTGCAGCAGTGGTTGCTCCAGCTCCGTTGTAGTATATCGAAAAGGTCTGCATTGCGAATACGTTTGCTGTCGGAGTTGGAACAATACCGGCAGGCCACCTAATTGGGACAGAGCTTGCAGTTCCAGAGGCATTACTGATATTCAATACATTGATGTATCCACCAGTTGCACCGTTGCGCAAATAAAAAACTAACGAGTAATTTTGATTTGCGGTTATAGGTAGGTTCGATATAGTAAGTGTAATATTTGCATTATTTGTGGTTGTGACGTAATAGATATCTCCGCTTAACCAATTTAAACTAAGAGCATTTGCCGATACAGCAGCGGTGACAACAAGTTCTTGTATTTGCTGAACAGATAATGATGATGTTAATACGCCAGCAAACGGAGGACCAGTAGATCCTGTGTTACCAGTTACACCCGTAGCTCCAGTGCCCCCCGTTGGACCAGTGCCAATAGCGCCAGTCGGTCCTGTGTTGCCAGTTACACCCGTAGCTCCGGTGCTGCCCGTCGGCCCAGTTCCAATGGCGCCAGTCGGTCCTGTGTTGCCAGTTACACCCGTAGCTCCAGTGCTCCCTGTTGGTCCAGTTTCAATAGCGCCAGTCGGTCCTGTGTTGCCAGTTACACCCGTAGCTCCTGTATTACCAGTGGGACCGGTATTACCAGTGGGTCCAGTTTCAATTGGACCAGTGGGACCTGTATTACCAGTGGGACCTGTATTACCAGTGGGTCCAGTTCCAATTGGACCTGTGGGTCCTGTTACAGGACCTCCTGGACCCGTTGCACCTGTATTCGCTGCCCAACCAGGGATTCCTTGAACTCCGGTGGGTCCAATGGCTCCAGTGGGTCCAGTGGGTCCAGTCGACCCAGTGGTTCCAATATTTCCTTGAATTCCGGGAAACCCACGTGCTCCCGGAGGACCTACATTGCCTCCCAAACCACGTGGTCCTGTGGGTCCAGTTATCGACATTGTTCTATAGCATTGTAAAAATGTGATTGTTGTTGCGCGCTTCTGGCAAATTAGATATCCTCAATATCAACCTCCTTGTCATCCTCGGTAAACTCGATTCCACCAACATCCTCCGTGTCTGCACCCGCAACCTTGAGGAAGAGACGCGGATCTGCATTCGGCATAATGCTCTTATACCGAGCGGTCTGGACCTCTGTGAAAACGGAGAGAATTCTGTGAGTAGCCATCCCTCCCAGGCCTGTCTCCTCGAAGAGAACCAGGCTACCCACATCAATCCATACGTCCTTCTTACCGCGGCCTCGCATCCCGCCACGAATAGGAGCCTGGATAAGTTTGTCCACCATGCGGTCCTTACCCGCAATGGTCTCGTTGACTGTATAGAAGATCTCCATCCGGCCATCTCCCAGCCGCCGAGTGACACGTCCAATGAAGGCTCCATCAAGCTCCACACCCTCAGGGTTGTCCATGAGGTCGTCGAGCATCTTATCGCCGATCTTGTTGTTCATCTTGGTCTTGTTCGACTCCGAGTTGCGCTGCGAGCGGTGGCCGGAGCCTCCAGTCATATTACGAGGCATTTTGATCGCGTGCCCTTCCTTATCTGGAAGTTGCGGAATTCGTTTTACGACGTTCAAGCATTTCCATCCCTTTCTTATGAACACGTTCCATTACCTGTCTACGCTGTTCAGCCTTTGCCCGCTCGCGCGCCTCATGTAATATAGCCTTGACCATTCCCTGCCGCTTGGTCTTGAGCCCAGAATTTCCACCGCGACGGCGACGGCTACGGTGACGGCGGCGCGTGCGGCTATTACCAAACTGTCGAGCAGCCACAGCTCTCCACGCGGCAGCGGTCCGATTTTGTGCCTGTTCCAGACTTCCATTCTGAACCCAATTTCCAACAGCTGGCTGACCCCATGCCTCGTTAGCCGGCGGTTGTTGATTGCCCAAATCCATCTCCACGTCTTTCGCCGCCTCTTCCCTTACCTTTGCAGCCACCTTTGCAGCAGCAGCTTTCTGTTCAGGAGTGAGTTCTTCAGAGCCACCACGACGACCACGACGACGAGACATGTGACTACGGGCCATCTTTAACTGAACGCGCGAAAAACGGATTTATAGGCTCCACAAAAACCTCGAGAGTGTCCCCCAGACAAAATGAAGTCCACTATCAACACTGCTATCCTGCGTGCGGGTTCCGCACTCGACTTTCCTCCGGAGTTTCTCAACGCTCTGATCGCGACTCTATGGGAGTCGACGGGTCGGAACGACCCAGGGACCACGGATTCAGGGACCACGGAGTCCCGCCCCACAACTCCGACGTTCAATATTGAGAAGCTGAACAGGCAGCAGGTTCAGAAGCTCGAGGAACTCGCAAAGAAGGCTGAGAAGGCTGTGGATATCAAGCAGTTTCTGACGCACGTGAATGCTCTGGCTCCAGAGCTGTTCAAGTCCAAGTCAATGCTGGATCACATGGCTGAGTTCATCGGTCCAATCGAGGATGACGATGATGAGGGTGTGGACGTGAACTTCCACCTGCGTGATTACTTCGTGCTGATCAAGACGGGGCGCGTCTATGAGATGCGCAACGGTGTGCATGTCTTCGTGGGCATGCGCGGTCTGAATGAGTTCAAGGGCATGGTGATGCCGGATATCATCGAGTGACACAGCAGAGATCAGCTGCCCGTGTTACAGGCCGAGGATCGTTGGCTAAGAAGGTGCCAACAGGAGATACGAATGCTTTATTATTAATCGCACTAACAGCTGCGTCTGCAATTACTTTTTCCTTCATGAAGTTTGTGTATCCAGATGCAGTGGTCTGCGGGGTCTTTAGAGGAATGGGTTGTGTAATAATAGTCACAGTGATGCTTGAAATACCCGTAGAATTCTGAGCATAGACTGTAATAATAGTTGTTCCAAGAATAACTGGTTGACCACTGATTGTTGCACCCGTGCGCCCATTCGTATTCAACACAACAGGAGACCACACAAGACCCGGAGGTAGAGTAGATGCAATGAAGAATGAGCTTCCATCGGTTACAGTATCAAACAGAATTGTTGAAATCGGAATATACTGATAACCAAGGTAACTTGTTATGGTTGGAGATGAGAATACCGGCCCACTAGAACTAATTCCGATTCCAAGAGTCGCTGATGTCAATGATCCAGAAATATAAGGCGTAGAACAGAAGAATGCTGGCGTTACAGCAGTCGGAGATATGGCTATTGGCGTGACTATCCAGGAGCCATTAATACCAAGCGTTGCTGTAGCAGCATCGTGAGTATACATAACATAGTCTACAAATAGGTTCCAATTTGTTCCATCGAACTGAAGTGGGCCGATAACAGTTGAACTCGTAAATGTGAGCCCAAGAGTAATATCGGTCCAGGTAATTCCATCTGTAGAATACTTTATGCCAGGGATATTTGTATTATTTCTGCCCAGTGCCATCCACAGCGGGACCGTTCCTTCTACAGAATTATAGTGACCTCCCCAGACTACATTCGTAGCATACCATGTAAAATCATTCGTCGATGGAGTCCACGTGACACCAATATCCGTAGAATACTGCAGAGTTGAATACGGAGAATTCGGTAGATCGGCTGAATCATGACCACCTGCAGCTATAATCACCCTGTAATAATTTGTCGAAACATCTCTAATCTCTTCAAGAGAGCATGTTGTCGGATTAGCGACTGGATTTGCTTTCATGTCAGCATATCGAAGTCCCTTTCCTCCAAATAATAGACGGGCGGTTGAATCAAACTGCCGCGCAGTTCCATAAGTTGACAATTGTGTGAATGGAACTACAGGAAGAGCATCTTCAACCGTAACTGTTAATGTGAAAGCACCGTCTGCAACTGCATAGATTCTGTCAAAATTTAAACCAGCTGGCATTCCGGAGAAAGACCAAAATCCAGATGAAAAGGCCGGTGTGAATTCTCCACTCGGAAGCGGTGACCGATAAATGATTGAAGATCCGGTAATCTCTATTCCAGATATTTCGATTGAACCAGGAATTGATATGGTGTGTTCAGGATTTGGTGTAAGAAATAACAGATGCGGGACAGACCGCAACACAAGACCGCCATCTGCGCGAGGTATTTGCCCAAATCCACTTGTCAGTAACCCCCATGCAGATCCTCCTGTTGATCTTACCACTGAGGCTGTATTGATTCCATACCAATTTGAATACAACGATGTAACCTCTGAGACATTTCCCGATGACGAGGTTATTGCAGTATAGCTCACTCCACCATTGGTGGTCAAATACGTAGTTGGACTGTTGTTTGCTATCATAAACTCATTGCCCCCGGGAATTGCACTCTGGAAGTCTGTAATGTTTCTGTTTAACGTTAGTCCGGTTGATGGAATCATTGTAACGAATGAGTTTGACGAGTAATATATCATAGTCCCCACTGCAATCGAATTGATCTTTGTCTGCGCAGTTTCTGATGAAAGTTGAAAATTAGTGCTAGGCGAGTTTGAAACATTGGATCCAAAGATCAATATTGAGGCATTGGAAGGAACAACGATATCTGGATATACTCCAGAATTAAACCTACCAGAAAGACTCGTATTCGTCAGGGTTAATCCATACAAATAGCCAGCTGTAACTTGTGATGGAGATACACCACTACGCAAAACAGACGTAATCGGTATAGTTTCTAATACTGTTTTAGGAATCAACGTAAATGAGTTTCCAGATTGCGAATAAAGCAGGAATGTGTCTATAGATGTTGTGTATACGTATGTATTAACCGCATTGGTATATCCATTTGTTGCCAGGATCTGAAATGTAGAATTAGCAGCGGATGCCGATGTTGGCACACCCTCTATTAGTCCACTCGTTGATATCCGGAGACCAGCCGGCAGTGTGGAATTCAGAAAAAGAGTTGCTGGTCCTCCGTTTGAGAAAGATATAGCTACCTGTATGGGCGTAATCTGGATATTCTGTCCAAATACATAGGGCCCGTTCGGAATTTGGCTGAACGTAAAGATATCCGGAAGAACAGTGACTGGAATTACGAGAGTATTTGGTATGACATTTGATAGACTGTCGACTGCGTTAATAATAATTGGAGTTGTTCCAGCAGTCCTCGGTATTCCGGAGAGTGTAAATGATGTTGAATTTGACGCTATACTAAGTCCATCTGGAGCAGTATACGTTGTTGATAATTCAGTTGCGCCTCCGTCAAGATATGCAGGAATTGTAATAGAAAAGATAATCGGAGTCATTGCCTTTCCAACATAAAGCTCAGGCACAGTAGGCGTAGTGTAGCTGAACGTGGCATTTTTTACATTGATCTCCACAGCGGGGCTCGGTGCAAGTGTCGGTGTTGAATTTGTGGCAGTGAACTGATATGTTTGTTTTCCAAGAACAGTGCTTTTTCCAGATATGATTCCAAGTGACGTTGTTGGACTAAGGGTTACAGTGGTTAGACTGAGCGTTGGGGGAAATTCAGGGAATACGGTATACTGAATATTTGATCCCGTTCCATAGTTCGTCACTGCAGTTAACATCAAGTTTGAGTTGTATACATTGGGAATGCCAGCAGTATTTGATACAGGAATATTTGAATATAAGTTCACTGTTATCGGGCTTGTTGGATATGTAAATTGAACGACTTCTCTGTAGACAAACGGAATTGCTATGTTAGTAGATGCACCCGTAACTACATCGGTAACTGTGATAATTGCATTGAATGTTCCCGATTGCGGAACAGTTGGTGTTCCGGAAATTGTAGTCGATCTTCCGACTAATGGGGAAAATATAAGTCCCGGTGGGAGAGTCCCAGAGAATGACAGATTATTGGAAGGAACTAATGCATTTGATATACTTAATCCATCAAATGGACTATTCACCGTAAGAGTCTGAGGTGAGAATGTCGACGGCGATGTAAGAACTCTGGTAGGTAATACCTGGATGGATACGATCGAGCTTACTGTATTACCACCGCCCGAACCATAGAAGAGGTAATTTATCGAAGGGGAAATTGTTGTCGGTATTCCAGATAAGACAGCACTGCTGCTTGCGATAAGTGTGAATCGTAATCCAGGTGGGAGAGTTGGGGTTGAAAATACGTTCGCAAGGGTGGTTCCGGAAGTCGTATAGTCGCTTGAAAATGTCTCTCCAACATACGCAGACACCGAAGTCGGACCTTGAAATCGACCCGCAAGGATGAAGAATGTATACGACAAAGACGATCCATCAGAACTAGAAACTGTAACCGTTTCTCCTGTTGCGGCGCCAATCGCCTGGAAGGGGCCAGAAAACTTAGTATTATTAACTGTAAACCTGGGTGTGACGATAGCTGAGCCAGTTACAGTCAAAGCCCCCGGCGATGTAAATGTATAGTCAAACGGCTCGTATTTATAGAACGTGAATGTCGATGGCAATGCCGGAACAACCGTAATCGGCATCCCTCTTACTTACTACCAGGAACAGCTTTCACTAACTTCTTGCGGTCGCCACCAAGTTTAATCACCGGGGGTGGAGGTTGAGATGCTGCTCGAGCTTCCGTTAATTCCGTGAATTTCTGTTGAGCCACCTCCGTTGGAAGATCCCGATACACCATATCGAGTTTCAATCTCAAAAGGTTGGAGTTGTCCTGCATACTCTTCACTGCGAAGGTTTCGCGTTGCAGAGTACCACGTAGTCGGCGTAAAAGGTATGCGTTTTTCTTGTGGTTTTGCAGCATTCATTTCGTATTGGACTTTGAGAAACCATCCAAAGCCCCCGAGGACTGCGAATAAGACGATGACGCTGAAGAACCAAGATGTTGATTGAACAAGCTCTGAGCGGCGGGCAAGGAGGGTTGATTCGATACGCCCAAGGTCTTGCATTGTTCACCGATAGGAATCCAAACAGCCTGAAGAAACGACAGAGAGGATCGAATCCATGGATCATCAATACATGCGCAGACACGAATTCGTGTCGGGTGAACCGCTACAGAGCGTATCACATTGTGCATGTCTTGGCGTGTCATGTTGTGTAAGCATATCGTAACCCGTGCATCTGTGTATTTCAACAGTGATGTATCCATTAGGCTGAAGACTGGAGGCTCTGTGTATACGGGTTGCTCTTGAATGCATCAAGTAAGCCCGGCTCTGCAACACGATCCATTTGCACACTCTGGCCAACCGGTTCATCATACTTGACAGATCCATACATAGCAGCTGTCGGTGCCTGTCCTCCCCGCTGGAGCAGAGGTGACTCGAAGCTGCGGTAGTTGACGTGAGTGGACTCGTCGCGGTGAGTCTGAACCGTGTAGGCCTCAGGACCCGCATTGATTCCCTGCATGCCAGACACCGGTCCACCGGGCGCAGGGCGGCCTTCTGTGGTCAGCTTCATGAACTGCTGATAAGGCTCGGTGAATGCGCGGATATAGGACTCATTTCCACCCGTGCTCTTACCGATAGGACCCATGAACTGGTTGGTAGTATCAACACGATTCTGATCCTTCATGATGAACTCAGGATAGATTGCAGATGCCTTCTCCCGACCGATGGTTGTGTTCAAGTGCGGCAGAGAGCCATCTTCGGCCTGAAGCACCTGAAAGCGATCTGGTCTGTTCTTCTTAACCGGCGCCTGCAGGCCAGGCTGAAGACCATACCGCTGCTTACCCGGTGTCGGGTTGGAGGTGTAGGTAAGCTTGGGCTTGGTGGCGATACGGATCTCATCGGTTGTCTTGGGCAGCTGGAACTCACGAGACTCAATACCCTGATTGAATCCGCCCGACGGAAGGTTGGTGTAACCATCATTGATACCCGGACCGACCTGAACACGATCAATCGGGGCAACGTTCTTCATCGAAAGACTTGTGACCTGGCGAGACTGCTCAAAGTCTGTCTCCACCTGGGCTTTCCAGGGATTTCCACGACCAGCTTCGGGAGAGAAGAATGCGCCTGCCTCCTCCTTACGGAAAAAGGTGTTCTTTCCCATTCCCGTATACTTGTCGAGGAGACTCTCGTGGCCATCCGAATACGTCGTCTGTGTGAGGTTAGCTCCAAAGAAGGGGACCATGTTTCCATGTCCATTTGCTTCCTGCACGACCGGCAGCTCATCGAACTCTCGATCGCCAAACAGTTGAAGTCCTTCAATTACAGGCGCAGAGTCAGAGTTTCTGCGTTTCTTGGGAATAGCCATTGCATAGCCAAGGGCGGCAAGCCCCATGAGGAGAACGACGTCCATCTTTACGTATGTCAACGGACTTTATTTCGTATTCCTATACTTCTCCTGTCTAGCAGAGTGATCTGATTCAAATGGTTTTGTCGCATGTGCCTGCGGACGGAATAAAAGCCAGTCAAACCGGTTAAGCTCCTGCCCAGATGTAGGGGGCACTTGGACAGTTATCTGTGCAGCAAGTTTCTTGAAGACTGTAAGGAGAGGCTGTGTCGTATCCATTGTTTTCTTCATTAGAAACAATTGAATGCCGGATGACACGGCAAGCGTATTCGAATTTATGTTCCCGACTGAGGTCTGGGAGCCAGTGTCAAAACTTTTCTCCTCTTCTATGTCTCTCGCTTCCTTCATCCTGTTTTGGTTTGTAATTCTTACAGTTGGCGCAACCTATGTCGATGCGACAAAGGAAATACCCGGAGCATGGAATCCATGGGTCATATTTTGGATTGTTGCCCTTAACGTGCTTCTCGTTCTCTTGATTGCATGGTGGTTCAGCCCAGTTGAGTTGCCGTATATTGGAGAGGTGTTATCGAGCGCACCCAACACGTGCATTGGCGAGTATGGATCTCTTGAGGTTGGAATGTGTTATAAGAATTGCGAGCCAGGATACCATGGACGACTTACCACATGTTATGCAGATACATTTGGCCGAGGAATTGGAATACCTGTCGGGCTCGCCCACAAAGATGCAGCACCTGGATCATGGTGTCCAAAGGACTGGACTGACGATGGAGCATTGTGTAGGGCTCCTATTGGGTGGAATGATCGATGCGTAAACTGGGGGCTTCTTGGTTGGAGTGGATGTGCGACAGGCGGTCAGGTTGAAGCAAAACAATCTATTTGCCCAGGGCCCGGGGACTTTGGATCCGATTATAAAGGAGACTATTGGAAGTGGCGAGCTTCAAATGGAAAGGGAGATCCCGTTCCGGGTGAAACATTGGTGCAAGCGAATGTTGCAAACAATAAAACATGCGCAGATCTTGATATAGTAAATGATAAGCATTCAGATTTGGTCGGCATGTTGTGTTATAAACCGTGCCCTAAAGATTACCCTGAAAAATATCCCGGCGCACCTTACATGTGTTACAAGGGTGGAAGAACCAGCTATGACCGCGGACCTGGACGAGCACCACCGGCATTTAGATTATTGAAAAAGTATGCAGTCAATATCCCGCCAACGCCCCAGATAGACAACAGACCGGTATGATTATATATTGAAGGGAGTGGGGTCAAACTGGGCATTTTCACCAAGAGTTAATGTCTTCTGCTCACCCGAGCCACTCGTGTATGTAACTTTACATTGTTTTAGACTTCCCCGCGCGGGATCCCCTGCAATATTGTTATTGCAATAGAAGTCGCTCCCAGATGCGATAGAATTCTTCACAGCCGGTAAGATATTGACCGTTCGATTTCCAGATCCATAGGTTGCACTTATAACAGAAGGCATTCTTCTAACTGCATCCTTACCCGGAGCACCCGGCGCGCCTGGGGCTCCCGGAGCACCTGGCGGACCCGGAGCACCCGGAGCACCCGGAGGACCGGGGACAGTGCTTGCTTCTCCCGGTGAACCAGGTGCGCCCGGAGCGCCTGGTGTGCCAGGGGGTCCGCGTTCTCCTTGAGGACCAGGTAAGTTACTCACTCCATCTTGCCCTCTAGGTCCGACCGGTCCACGTGCTCCTGGGGCTCCTGGGGTTCCTGGTTCACCCTTAGCGCCCACGAGTCCATAGGGTGCATCTACAGTCGCAGCGCTATTTGCAATTGTCTGTCCAGGAAGGACCTCTTCATATGGATTAGACATCGTTGCATGCTCGCGAACTGCAAAGTTCTCGGTAACCTTATTTATAAACTTCTGTCCAGATGAAACACTGTTTGCAGACCATGTCGTGCGAGAATAGGGATTGATATTGATTGACTTCAAGACCGACTTAAACTTGGCAACGGCATCATTGAATGCACTCTGATCAGTTCCAGGTAACGGTGTGGGAAGCTTAACATTTCCCTGCGGCTTGATTCCATAGCAGTTGACACCAAACTTGGAAGAAGGATCAAAATAGCCACCATTCACACCAGGACGACCACATGCTGTCCTCTTTGTTTGATCGACTTCCTGCTGCAGTGCATCCCATGTGCCCTTCTGTGTCGGATATAACGCCATCCCTCCAGCCGACCAACCATATCCACACCATTCCGCTCCGTGATTATACGCATCAATGATCTGCTCAAGTGTAGCTAACTGCCCACCATATGCACCGCATACAGCAGGCGCATCGTTATAGGTGTAATTGTTATCCGCAATGTGGAAGACTTCGCTACCCACCATGTTAACATTTGTGAGCGTTGATGTGGCCGAACCAACCGGTTGCACAGTTGGTGTAGCAAGAAGTGGTGCAATGATATCTGCGGTAATAAACCCATAGACCCTCAGAAGAAGACCGATCATAGCAAGGAGAAGCCAAAGGACCGCAACTGCGAGGAAGGACCCCGTGCTGAAAATAATGAAAAAACTAAGAATCAACACGACCGATACGACAATCGGAAGAGTGTAGGAGACATTCGACTTAGTTGTAGCCTCTGTGGGTTTGGCCGCAGGAGCAGCAGGAGCAGCAGGAGCAGGAGCAGCAGGAGCAGCAGGAGCCGTTGTTCCGGTAGCTGAATTGCCTGTGGGCGGAGTGGGCGGAGTGGGCGGAGTGGGCGGAGTGGGCGGAGTGGGCGGAGTGGGCGGAGTGGGCGCCGCACTATCTGGAGTGGGCTGGGGTGTCCCACAACCAAAAGGAGTTAATACGGTTCCCTCAGGGCACTGAGGAGTTGTTGCAGTGCCATCTGCTCCAACACACGTTGCAGGTGTATTTGGAGTCGTTGCTTGGGTAAGTGTTGATCCGGCCGGACAAGAAGGCTGTGCACCCATCTTTGCTTATTCATTGATACGATAATAGAACAGCAGACGCATATGGTCGGACAAAGGAAAGTGGTTGGGTCCATGATTGCGGAGGGTCGAGTCGTCATACTCAATCCAATCCTTACCCGGTGGCATTCCGCGCCCATATGTCCACCAGTGTCCACCGTTGAAACAAACAACGGCTAGAAGCGCATACTTCTGTCCGTTCAGAACAAGCACCGTCGAGTAGGATACAGATGTTCTCAACGAGGTTGCATGAAACACAAACACCTGAGGAAAGGACGCCATCAATAACTGTTTTGTGCATCCCATTTCCTTACACTTCTCACACTTCCAATCAGAAATCTTTATAGGGGTAACAGACTGGATTACACAGTCTGCCAGGCTCTGCTTCTTCTGTGTTGGAGAGACAGAGAACTCAATCAGTGAATCTGAATGGGAGTCCTTGTAATCACAATGATCACACTTCACCGTATTTGCGACCTTGAATCGACATAACTTATCAAGGAACGGCAACTTATCACATAAGAACTCCAGGAGTTCGTGAGAGTCGCCAATTCCCTCTCCTGCCGGCATCACCGCCGTCCGAACACACTCATAAAAGGGCTTCAAACCCTCATCTCCTTTGCTCCCCCAGATTTCTTGGAGGCAAAGGTCGACCGTAGCACCTTGAGGAACAACCTCATCGGGCGCATATCGGGACTGAACATCGGGAATTCGAAAGACTGCTTGAAGAGTTGCATTTACCCAGCACGAGCCACGCTGATTGCGAAGACCGAAGGACATCTTATCTTTGGAACGCAGAGAAATCCGATAAAAATGGAACGGGATTCGTTTTCTGTGATCCGTTGGCAAGCGAATATGCACTTGACTGCAAGTAAGGATTAGGAATGAGGTCTTGATCTCCAGGGCAACGAGATGTGACTGCAAAGTTATTGTTTGGTTCCGATCCAGCAGATCCAAAGGATGGGAGGCCAACGGTTGACATGCTATTCAACTGAGGATATCCTGATTGAATCCCAGATCCAGGGCCACTGTTTCCAGAATTAGGTCCATACAAGGTCGGTGCTGGACGAGAAGAAGTTGATGATTTTGTTACTCCCGATACACCCTTGCCACCCCATGAAGGACCATTTACTGGAAGATTGTTTCCGCCCGGAGGAGGAGGTGGGGTTCCTCCCGTCCCTTGCCACATTCCGTAAGCACCCGAACCAGGTTCGTTTCCTGTTGAATCGTAGTTGCCACCTGGGGTTCCACCATACTGGCTGCCACCCGTCAGTCCAGCCGCGGCAGAGGATGCGGTGTTTTGACCTGTTCCGGCCTCTCCAGAAAAGACGCCATTCGGTCCAAAGACTGGACCATCTAAAGGGCGAGTAGCACCAACATCTGTTGGGCGCGCAGTTGCATCGATTGGCGGAGGAAGATCTTCACCCTGCGCGGCCGCTAAGAGATCCGCATATCCCGTAGAGGATGCATAGACTCTTCCTGCAGCACCTCGAGATTTATTAGCATCCGCTTGACCCTTCTCGATTACTGCCTGCGCAGTTGTGGCGGGAGTAGGCAGTTTATCAAGCATGTCCGGTGTAATCCAAGAGGGCGCATACGGCATACACTTTTGCTCAAAAGCCGCCGCCTTCTGTCCTAATGCCCAACTTGCGATGGCACCATCCCAATACTTATTGCACGCCACAATAGTGGCGCTATCCAGAGACTCGGTTGATAGATTGACACACCTGCCACTTCCCAGTGTTCCGGGTGTAAAACTATAACCAGAAGGGCACGTTGGTCCAGATGTAGAACCCATCTCATCTCTGCATAAATTTCCGTATAAAGTTCCGTTATTGGGACAAGTGGGCGCAGGACTTAATGTAGAATCAACTCCCTCCCGACTGATGTAAACATATAAGACGACAAACCCGACCAATGCGAGCAGAAGCCACGTCCTCATTAACACTAACTCACATAACGTTTTCGGCACAGGCGCAGACAGATGCTGGGCGAGGACCCTTCCAAGTTGTGGATCCATCGTCCCATTCTCCTGGATAGTTGGGATTTGTCTGGGTTATCGGTGCATAGTCCCCTTCAGAAAACTGAGATGATGTTCTAGGAACAGCTGGTTTGTATCCCCCTTCTTTACGAGTTCTGACCTCATCCCGCGCCATTTTATCTTCAAGAATCGATATGTTAGGGGAAAAGTTCTGTCCCGCAAGCTCACTCGCAACAGATGTTATACCCGACTCAATGCGAAATCCATCCATAATGATTTGTTTAACACTCGACCTATCTACACCTGCAACTGTTCCTGCAGGTGATGCAAGAAACGTATCTACTTGAGCTGCAGTTGGCTTAGTTTCTGCGGGATTATACACGTTGTCAAAGAATGCAGCTAGCACGGAGATATAATCGGAAGTCGAAGAGCCGATGGGTGCAACGGCCTCCACTTTACTTTCCCAGGCTCCACATGCCGAAGGACATGCGGGTCCAGAGCATACACACGGTCTAGTTAGGGCAGTTGCAATTCCAGTTGTGCCTCCAGATTTGAATTCAGTGTCAACAAAGTGTTCCCTGTTCAGGAGAGCATATGCTAAAATGACGACAAGTCCTAAGGCTACAAGTGAGGCCCACTTCATTGTAATACACAGAGATCGTTTGTCTTTGCAGGAGCTGGAGCTGTGCGTGCAGATATCGGAGGCGCCAGTGTGGGCTGCGGTTTCTTTTCTCGAATGCTAGCGGGAACTGCACTGTCTTCAACATAGAGCCCCTGCTTCACCGCCGCTTCGGATGCATTAGCACCTTCCCATTGGTCAGACATTGCGTCAAACCGGGCCTGTGTCTCGGAGTCTCGGGGCTTGAACTCCAGAAATCCAGTTCGGTAAGTGTTTTGCTTTGCAATTGGTTCAACATACGGAGCCGGACGAATCTCTCGGCATCCAAGCGCCTCTTGATATTCTCTGAACTGTCCAAGCGTCTCGAACTTACGCATCTCACCTGTTCGTGAAATTCCGATCCAGGTCTTGTCCTTGGCTTGGTTCAATTCATCCAGGCACGCCATTTTCTAGTGGGTGATATAAATATGGCGGGTCTTCTTGCTCGTATAGATCAAGGCACACCTACCGACACGGATGCAGTTGCGGGAGGCCTGAAGCATCGTCCGCTTTTGGTATTTTTCTATATGGAAGGCTGCTCTCATTGTGAGGTCACCCGTCCACACTGGAATGAAATGAAGAAGAAGTATCCGAGTATTCGTGCGATTGAAGTGGAATCTGCCAATGTGTCTTCGGATGAACATGTGAACGGATTTCCAACAATTAAGTTTAAACCCGCAAAGGGAAAGGAGCGCGTGACATCAGGAGAAAAGCACTCAAGCGCGGAGATCATCAGGGATCTCGGGCTGAACCGCCGTGTCACCCGGCATAGTTCCCGTAGGCGGAGTCGCCACACTACTCGCAGGCGTCTTCGCCATTGATCCCTTTGTTACCACGTATCCTTCGTTCAGAAGTTTCCCAGATGCAGCACCCTTACCAAGAAACTTCAGCAGTCCAGCATGGTCGTCTGCAGGCACTGTGTAGAAGTTGCGTTGAGACTGAACCTGCTGAAACACATCCGTCGTATCCAGATACATATTTGAAGTTTGAGAAAACTGCCTATTCACCTCGTCGCGAACGCCGGCATCTGTAGGATCTGCGGCCGGGGGGCGATTCGGATTCTCATGAATATCGACCAGTGTCGGGTTCATGAACGGATTCTCTTGTGTTGGCTTACTCGTCTCCTCTCCGAGATACGAGCTGACAGCGGTGCCCATGCGAAACGGCTCCATGATTGTCTTTGTCTTCGGATAGAGTGTGTGAAGACCCACGGTCAGTGCCATGACAACAGGGACATATACAAAATACTTCACATCCATCGAGCACGCAAACAGCAGAATGCTCAGGTAAACTGTAAAGCGAACAACCGCATTAAGCGATTCATCTACACTCATACCAGGGGTGGGGACAAATGTATACCATGTGTCCTGCCGAAACAGAACAGTTGGATCGGAAAACCAGAACATCATCTCTTATCTTCACCCGCGACCTTTTTCGCGCAGTTTACGCTGGAGACGGGCCTGCATACGAGCACGACGAGCCTCGGGGGAGTTCGAGAGGATCTGCTCACCCGTATTTCCAGTCGCGGGCTGCTCGCGTCCAATTCCAACCATCTCCTTCATATACTTGCCAAAGCTCGACTGGAACTTAGCCTTGAGCATCTCAATCTCACGAATGAGTTCCTGCTGATTGATCTTTCCGTTCTTGATACGATCTTCCAGCATACCCTTTACCTGTTCCATGATCTGCCGGACAGCCTGACTGCGCTCCGGGTGCTGAAGAGCCTCGAGAATCTCCTCAGGGCGCTCAAAGTCAATGCCAATATCCTCCAGCTTGATGGAAGCCGCAATATCTCCAACAATTGATGCAAGACGGGTTGTCATGAGAAGCTCAAAGATCTCCGACAGTGCAGAGCTAGTCTCCTCCGTCTCGAGAGTCTTAAGAATTTCATCGGTGTCTCGGTGAGTTTCGGGGAGCACATGCTTCATCGCCTCTAGCACCTGAGCAACCTTGGCCTTCGGATCACCCTGAAGGAAAGAGAAGATCATAGTCGTGTGCAGGAGCTTCCACGACTGCTCAGTTCCATCCCACATGGGAGAAAAGTCAATCCCAGTAAAGGGCTGAGGTGCATTCGGACCACGGAACACAGAGTTGTCCTTCTGCATGATCTTCATAGCGTGCGGTGTCATCACGTCAGTCAGATGAGAGTAAACCTCATCCGACGCACGTGGAAATGCAGCGTCGGGGTGCTTGTCTTTGAAATGCTTGATAAAGGCACGGAGGTGATCCATTGTTACTACATGGAACTCTTATTTCCATAGCGGGACGCAGCGCCGCTCAGATCCTGCTGTGTGAGACAGATGCATCCGGCGCCAGTGGAATAAGGAGAGGGGCAGCACTCGGGGCCAACCTTGTTGGTCGCAAACTGCATCAGCTTGTTGTCGTCTGCCACATCATACGGCAGCTCGGGCACAGGGCCAGGCTCACTTCCGTTGATCGGAGCAGTTCCATTGTAAGGGTTGATGCCTATCGTCGTAGGCGCATTGATGGGAGCCATTTCATCACTCGGAAGCGTAAAGGTCTCCTTTCCTCCACTCATATCCGTAAAGCGCAGAAACATCCCCACGAGGGCGGCTGCGAAGAAAAAGGCAAGGATCACCGGTGTACGTTGCATTACTTGAAGCCCGGAAAAAAACGGATTCCGTCTCGGATAGGCGGAGAGGAGTCACTATGGAGTCTATGTCTATTCTTGAACTCAAACAGATCGCCAAGCAGCGCCGTATTAAGCAGTATTACATTCTTAAACGAGCTCAGCTTCTTCAAATTCTCAACATGACTGAGCTTCCCCAGTCCTTCATCGTGGAGAAAATGACAATCGGAGAGCTTCGCGAAGAGGCAAAGAGAAAGGGTCTGCGTGGTTTCTGGACCCTTCGTCGGGAGCAACTCGTCCAGCTTCTGTTTCCAACCGAAATTTGTCTGACGAGATGAATAAAGTATGAAGCTCTCCAGTACTAAAGTCGTTCGTCTTGGCATGGTCCTTGTTGGCGTCGTCGTTGTCTATTCCCTTTTCTCTTCCTATTCAGGCTCCAAGGGTGTCGTCCTTGACAAGGCCGAGGAGCTGGGTGGTTCGGGATCGCAGCCCGTCCTCTCGGGACAGGGTCCTTTTTCCATTAGCACCTCGTCGGTTGGTGGTAACGCAGTTGCCGTTGGTGACCTGCAGGGCCGCACGCCCTCGTCCCAGCAGACGTATACGCAGAACGTGCTGTCTGCAGGTGAGCTTCTCCCCAAGGGTGAGATCGGCGCCTCGTGGGCCGCCGTGAACCCGGTTGGCTCGAAGGATATGGAGGGCCAGAACTTCCTCCAGGCTGGTTACCACGCGAACATCAACATCATCGGCATCTCGCAGAACAACCGCAACCCGACCTGGGATATCCGCTCGGAGACGCCGAACCCCCAGGGTAAGGTTGGCCCGTTCCTGCAGACCACGATTGACCCGGATCCTTTCCGCGCCAACCGGGCCCTCGAGGGACTCTCTGCTTAAACTTCCCAGTAATACACAATGTTATCCGTCGCTGCAGCGGTTGTCGGAGTTGCCCTCGTAGCACAGCTTGTCGGCCCTTCGAACACGATTCGTATGACAGGACCCGATGGACACGACTATGATATACAAAACTTACCCAACAAGGAAGAGGCTGTGAAGCTAATGGCAAGGATCCGGGCGAACCTCACAAAGCTGCGAGATTCCTATGCCGCCGAACCTGCATTGATGAACGATCCGCCTGTCACTCGGTTTGTTGCTCGGTTTCAGCCAGATGTGTTCTCAGAGAATGATATCAATTCATCGGATACCTCGTATTCGGAGAATAAGGGGCAACGTATTGTGGTCTGTCTTCGCGACAAAACAAAGAAACCCGATTACCCATTGATTGATATCAATACGATCATGTTTGTTATGCTACACGAGATGGCGCACTTAATGACAGAGACAATTGGTCACACACCTGAATTTTGGGAGAATTTCAAACGTATTCTTCATGATGCAGTCAAGGCTGGAATCTACACTCCTGTCAATTACTCTCGGCAACCGACCCCTTATTGTGGCATGACAATCACGGACTCTCCTTTATAGAAAAACTCATCTAAGTATAAATGTCCGGATACGAGACGTATAAGTCGACCAACCTCACAATGACTAGCAAGGACGGAAAATCAACATGGCCAGTACAGCTGATACAGAAGGGCAAACCGGCAACCGACAAGCACTTTACTGTAATACAAGTTCGAGAAGATGCGTTGGGGGCAAACATGCATATGCCCAAGTGGGGTCCTGGAAATAGTCCCTCGTGGTTTGAATTCATCGAAGATGGCGGACTACCAATCCTCGACGCGTATGATAAATTCGTGAAGGAATATGTCGGAACAGGTAAGCCGTATGAAACACAAGGATACATCTTTACGCAAGACGCAAACGGTGGGCGTAGGAAGCACAAAACACGTAGGCACAGACGTCACCTTGGTCGCTCTAAGCGGCGAGTGTAATAAAAAGTAATACTCCTAACCAATAATGTCGAAGACTGTCCCCGTCGCAGGAACAGGATCGAGTGTGACGTTCTTTGAGGACGATACACTGGAAACTGTGCGGCAACATATCGCTATCGCCGTGAACAGCCACCCCGATCGCCTGTTTATTGAAGTTCATGTGGAGCTTTCCGAGGAATATTACCAAGATCCTCGTCACTGGGATGCGCTGTTTCTTCGCATGTCGTTAGACACCATTCGCATGGATGTTTCTCTTTTTAAGGAATATCTTGAGCACAAACGGCCCGGAACCGGTGTAAAGGAGCGTCAGTGGTCTCGCGAAGATTGGAACTCCTATCCCGATGCACTGAGGGACCTCTTTGCGCCTGGAGCTGGGTTCTCGGAGTGGAGAGTCTTTGGTGTTGCAGATGAGCGCTCGATTGTCTTTCCAATTCCTGCAAAGGAACTGCCTACACTTGCTGCAACCCGTATTCCAATCGGAAACCTCCAGCTCTTGTTTGACACATTGTATTCGGATATCAGTGAGTTCCGGATAGTAGAAATTATCGAAGATATGCCTCAGATTGTCAAGCGCGTGTATTTTCCATTATTTCGCGAAGACACTCCGAGTCGGCTCACAGAGTCAGCTATTCGATCTCTGCATACATCTGCAGATCAGATGACAAAGCTTCGTGCGCTGAGTTTTCCGGAACCAAAGAATATCTCGATTCTCCGTGCAAAATGGTATGTTCCGCTTGTTCAAACATCATTTACCGCTCCTCGTGCACGATTTGAGCAGATCTTTTACGGACTTACACTTTCCAAGAAGACTCCCTATATTGGATTTTTCACATCAAAGCAGGAGAAGATACGGCACAAGTTCTTCGTGGTGGATCCGAACAACAAGGTCCCATCTGTAGATGTTGCAATGTGGAAGTCGTGGACATCTACAACAGTTCCCAATCGCCGCCTTCCGACCTTGCTTCTCTATCGCGGAACCTCTCGCACATCCTTTGACAGAATTGCAATCACTCCGAAGGATATCCAGTTCACGGTTGTTCGCGGAAAGGAGACCAAGGAAAGCATGGAGGATATACGTTTGTCGATGTATGATTGGCTCAAAACCATGGATGCCATCGAGCCGTTCTTCGAAGCATCTGATATTGCGGTGTCTAGATGGGAACTGCAGGATCTGTCAGTTCTTGGCACGTATTCCAAAGAGATCACCGAGTTTGACATGCGCAGATTTCAGTGTTTGCAGTCAGTGTTCAGTTTTCAAGAGGATACGTTCCGATTACTTCGTGCAGATCGACTTGCGGAGAACTTTACACCTCTTGAGGTCCAGGCGTTTCAGGCCTTGCAAGACGCAGAGACTCCGAGTATCGAGACCTTAACTGACATAGGAATGACCCCAGATGACGCAGATGCACTGTTTACAAAGTTTGTTAACCTCGGTGAAGATCTTGATCTTGAGCGTGTTCTGAAGGGATTTCCTACGATTCGTTTCTCGACAAAGGAAGTGATCATGACAGCTGGACTGAACGCTGAGAGATCTCTGAAATATGCAAGTATTCTGCGTTACGTATTAACATCCGATGAGGAAGAGGTAAATGCAGTGTGTCCTAAGCGTGTCGAGGCCGTTCAAGCTTCCGCTGCAGTTCCGCAGGCTGTTGTAAGTGTTCACCAAGGCGATTTTCAAGTGGATGATGATTTTCTGAACGATCTTGGTCTTGACGAAGCCCCGGTAGAAACCGAAGCGCCTGCAGTCGCAGAACCCGAAGCGCCCTCTGGAAAGAAGAAGGTTCGCACATCTAAGAAGCCCCCGTCGACCTATAACTATTTCAATCTCCGTCTCAAAGAGTTTGATAAGGAAGGCAAGACGTTTGATAGTGCAGTCTACCCCGGTAAATGCGATAAGAACAAGCAGGTTGTAGTGCTGACTCCAGATGACGAAGCCAAGTTGCCGGCCCAGTATAATCCTCGCAACTATCCAGAAACTGCAAAACAGGCAAAGATCAAGGAGGTCAACAAGGAGAAGGAGGGTATTGATGAATACAATACCAATATTGTTGAACTTGAAGATCCAGTAGGAATTGCAACATGTCCTCAGTATTGGTGCATGCGAGATGAGCTTCCTCTTCGTGAAGATCAGCTTGTCGATGGAGCCTGTCCGGTGTGCAAAGGCAAGGTCCGATCCGGAAAAGATCAAGATGAGTATGAGTTCACTGTGATCAAACGTGATCAGACTGCAGTGTTTCCCAATTATATCCGCGGCATCAAGGACAAGCAAATTCCCTGCTGCTACAAGGAGGAAAGACCGTTTAAGGGTCTCCTTGTGCCCAAGGATGAAAAGACAGATGACTCGTATATTCTCAGCACACCTCGCCTTCCCGGATTGCGCATGGGCTTTTTACCTGAGGGATTGATTGCATCTCTCAAGATCCCCGCAAAGTATGCAGAGTCGATCAAGAAGAACCGCTTGGAATCGGGTAAAGCTGATTTCTTCCGGATTGGTGTTGGACGGCCTTCGAAGACTCTGCCCCTGTTTCTGAAGGATGACAAACAGATCCCCGATCCAAAGGACGCGCGTGACAATGTGCTTCTGTGTTCCTTTGTTCGCACATGGACAGATTTAGGTGAAGGTGAGTCCCAGCTTGATCGTATTGTGTCCGGAGTGCAGACTGCTTACAAGGAAGGACGCATGAGCTTGTTAGATGAATTGGAATATGTCACCTCTGTGCTTGGATGCAAGGTGATTCGGATAGATACAACAACAAATGCAGTCACCTGTGGTTTCTGGTCTGATAGACTGACTCCCCGTGAACGGACGATCGTAATGATTGATCAGGATCTTCTTGGTCACGTAATGAGAAAGACAGAAAAGCTTCGTGGTCCTGCACGCTATGCATATACAGTCAATGTGCGAGACCAGGTCTTTCCTAGACCCATGCTTGCGTTACTTACGGCTCTTCACTCAAAAGCATGCTCTTCTGATCGTCCTCGTTTCATGGATGCATTGCAAGAACTACAAAGCAAGGGACATGACTTTCAAGTGATTCTTGATCCATTTGATCGCGTGCAAGCAGTGTTTGTCCCCAAGGTTGTAGTGTTACCTGTTCAACCGACTCCTTTCAATCCCTTACCCGGTGTTCGGGTTCGCAGCGGTTATGCAGACGTGAAACCAGAGGAACTTCCAACACGTGCAGCATTGCGCTCATTTCTTGACACCACAACCCATCGCGGATTCAAGTGGGTGGAAGATCTACATGACTCAAATGGACAGCTTGTGGAGTCTCTTCTGATTTCCGAGTTTCGTGCACCCTTTCAGCCCGAAGCAGCAGCTCCAGGAGATGCGCGGGAAGTCCTGACGACCATGTCTCGATTTCCCGAAAAGCAGCTCACAGAAGGCGCTCCAAACGCAGAGGATGCGGGTCGTGCAGATGCTATTTCTTATCAAGCAGAAGTGTTTGACTTTTTGATGTTCTCGTTATCCAAGGATGTTCAGACGACTGAGTATTCTGCACTGAGGGAGGTTGTGGCAACGCGTGGCCCCACGTTATACAAACAGCTTGATGCGTGGCTCAAAAAGGAGTCGCATTGGGACGCCACGCAAGGACCAAGAGCCTTTGTAAACAAAGTGCGGACACCCTGTGGACAGTTCCAACAAAAGGACGCATGTAATACGTCATCCTTGTGTGGGTGGAAGGGAAGTGTATGTAAGATCAAGGTAGATTCATCTGTTGATCGGACACAGATTCTGCGCCGGTTAACCAAAACGCTCGCCGATAACGATAAACAGCGTGCACTAGTCCTGGATGAACGGTTATCGCCTTTCTTTAGCACGGTGCTTTACATGGAAATGCCCCACGAGCTGATCACTACAACTGTTTAGCGGCGGCGAGTTCCGCGACCACGACGGGTGCGACCTCCTCGAACACCCTGGCGGGATAACATGCGGTCAATCCTTTCCTTCTCCGCCTTCAGGGCTTTGGGATCTCCGAGGTGCTTGTAGTAAGCAAATTGACGGTCGAACTTGTCCCCTGTAATCGGTCCCATGTCGTGGATGACTTGGGCCCAGCGCCTGTTTGCAGGTTTGCCGCGCTTTGTCTTCTCTACCTTGGCCAGCTGATCCGCCGAAAGAAGAGGTCCACTGGGATTGCGACGAGTGTGACGTCCGGGCATTTATCTTTCACACACAAAAACATTTAACGGCGGCGAGTCCTTCGGCGTCTTCTGCGGCCACCCACTTCGTCAAACGCATCACGTAAAGCTCGCTGCGTCTTATCTTTGGATGGCGTGCGCTTCGTCAGGTCTTTTTTGTCGGATTTTGTTGGACTTAACACAACTCGTGCGTCTTTCGCAGAACTCGGAATTGTGTCGACTCTTCGAGTGACTTGATTAACGCGAGGAGGCGTTATAAACCGCCGTTTGAATCGAGTAACATCCCTAAACTTAACAGGACTTAGCATTATGTCTACACACTAAAAATCACCTGTTGTTACAGGGTATTTTTATTGTTTATGTTTGATTCTACTGCACTGTTTCAGCGGCGACGACGACGCGTGCCGCCCTCCTTCTTTCCATGAGCCGCCAAGGCCTTCAGATACGCATTGTATCTCTTGGTCTGTCCCTTGTGCTTACCCATCAGGTATTCATACTTGTCGGGCAGCTGCATATGACGATAACCGTAAGTAGCGTTAGGAAATTGCGTGATATTTCCGCGGGTGGTGCGCACCTTGTCACCGTGCCTGAGTTGGGGCGATCCCGTCGCTCCGTCGCCTTCCCGCTGTTTCTTCTGCGTATACTTCTTTGCATACGGATTGGGGGGCATTTATCTTTACCGCTTAAAAATTTACACCTTCGGGGCAGCCTTGATGAAGTGCACCTTGAGGAACGACTGGAGGTTGAGGTAAGTCACCTCATCCTTGTCCGAAACGCGCAGGAGCTTGGCCAGCGCGGCGTTCGGGAGGATGCGGCGCTTGAACGTCGGGTCGAAGCAGCTGTGCTGCTTGACGTAGCCCGAGATGAACTTCGTGACCTCCGTCTGCGAGCGCTTCTCACCCGACTTGAGACCCATGAACGCCGCCAGCTCATCCGTGAGCGGGCGCTGGATCAGGAAGGCGTTGTTGGCGCGGCGAGCCTCCCACGTCTTGCGCTCCTCCGGGGTCATCTCCGCCGGGTTCTTCTTCTTCTTCTTCTTGACCTCGCGGGCCTCGCGCTTGGTCGCCTTGATGGCATCCGCAACGCTCTTCGTGGCCTCGCGAACACGGGTCGTGAGCTCCGTGGACAGCGCCTTGAGCTTCTCAGCCAGGCTAGCCAGGATCACATCCGAGCTCTCCGCAGCCTCGGTAACCGCCGGGGCAGACGGCGTATCAACCGTCGGGACCGTCACAACGGCCTTGGACGGCACAACCGGCTTCTCAGCCTTGACAGCCTTGGTCTTGGCGACCTTGACAGGGGGAGCCGGCGACGTAGCGGCAACAGGGGCGGGGACGGCGACAGACTTCGGGGCATCGGACTTCTTAGCGGGCATCTTGTTTGCCTTAACGGAGGCAGAAGAAGAGGACATTTCTAACGCACTGATATACTCTTACCTCCGGCGGTCATGTAAACCGCTTCTTTTAGAAAATCGGGTGGGAGACGTTTTGTGTAGGACAATAAACGCGTCTTGGTGCCAACATAATACATTCGATAGGCCATTACAGGGTCTGCATGCTTGTATTCATCAGGCATGGCCAGTCGAGGCAGAGTCCAGCCGATATCGACCAATGTGACCGGTGTATGCGTAGATAACCACTCCAGATGCGCCTGAGTCTTATGAGTATGTCCATACCGGTGGGTAAACTCGGCACACAGCGCCAACCCAAGCCGACACAGCCAGTTGTAATTGGCCAAGGACTCGCGAATCCACCGAGAGGATGGGTGATTAGGATGGGTCTTTTTGTATGCAGTCTCCGGCAGTGGTGATTCATACACCCAGTGGGCAGTATACAGCAGCTGTGCAGTTTCTAAGATCATCTTCACTACGTGTTTATCACAGTGAAGGCGAGCTGCTTCCTCTGGGTCCAGAGATAAGAAGAAGATGTTCATGGCGGCACTGCCTTCTTTATGTGAACCCAGTAAATCCATTTTTAACACCGGTATAGCGCAGACAACAGCAAAAAGACAATATCATACGACTGACTGTCGGTTAGCATAATGGTCATCATGTTCAGAGTATTAATAATGTAAGTTGCACTAGAGTTTGCTGTATACGCAAGACCCCTCTCAGTCATTGCTATCATGCGACGGTTCTGCCGAGGCATGGCATTTAGATCATCTGCTAAAAATCGAAATGCAACACGAAGGTTGTCTCGACTTAGATCCGCAAACTGCTCGGGATGTGTATCTTCGAAACCATACCCGCGAAACACATGTGAGAGTATCGTCCATCTGCGAATGATATTTGCTTTCAAGTCTTCAGGAGGTGCGGGCACTGGCCACTTATGTCTGCGTCGATAGAGATGCATCTTTCGTAACCGGCTTAGATCTGTGTAAGGTATTGAGTTCTTTGTATACGGATTAGTTGGCGCGGGAGACCGGGTAAGCCACTCCCATGCAGTTGCAAAATCAAACCACCAAAGTTTGCCACCTTCCTCAATTCCGAAGTATTCAAACGGGTGCTGACGAGTCTTCTCTTCGAACGTGACAAGATCTTCATCATTCACACAATTTGCACGACGAAGGACACCGGGGCCTGCCATCAAGAGGACCTTTCTTACGCACCATCCTCGCCACAACGCTTGTGCCTTCACGATTTTCTTACTCTTCTCCTTATGCACATCTGCCCAAAGTCTTACATTTGATGCCCTAGCATGGACACCGCACAGCGCATATCCAAGAATAGAATTTGCATTACACTGAAGTTCTGACTTCTTGTTCCTCACAGCCGTGCATTGAGGCATTGCTTATTCCTGAGCACAGGCTTGAAAACTGGAAACCTGCGCGTAAAACGAATCCGCTGGTCGGCAGGTCTATGGAGTTCACAAAGATCAAAATGGCCACCACTGCAATCATCCCTTCTGAGAACCTGGAGATCTCCCGCGTCAGCATCGGCGATATTCGTCCGAACAAGGCTGGTGGCAAGACTGTTCCGATCAAGTATAATGGACAGACTCTTCAGGTCCGTATTCCTCGCATCTACTACCCGGCTGGCGTTGTTGTTCGCGAGGACGAGCAGGGCAAGCGCAGTTACAGTCTTCTCGCGTCCCTGAAGGGCTGCGATTCATATGCCAAGGACCGCAGCTCGGACGGCAGCGATGTCGGTTCCTTCTACAACTTCCTCCTGGACTTTCAGGAGAAGCTCATCCAGCACGCGATGGGCAACTCGGGCAAGTGGTTCGGTAAGGCGAAGTCCGAGGCTGTTCTGCGCGAGACGATGAAGCCTATTCTCACGCCGAGTGTTGAGAAGGTGAATGGCGAGTGGATTCCGAACGGTAAGTATCCGCCTTCGCTCCGCATGAAGATCTCGATCTGGGATGGCCAGGTCGGGATGGACGCGGTGGATGAGAAGGGTAATGCGATTACTCTGACCGAGGACAACCTCGAGCAGGTGTTTGCTAAGCGTATCGAGGGTCGCATGGTGCTAGCCCCGAGCGTGTATGTCACTGGCACTGGGTTTGGTGTGACCTGGCGTGTGGTTCTCGCGAAGGTGTTCCCGCCCTCGAGGGTTGGTGCCAAGGCTGCCTTTGCGGATATCAAGGAGCCGGAGGATGACGAGGAGGATAAGCCCGCGAAGCTGGAGATGCCGGTTGCGGATGCATTCCCTGACGAGGAGGAGACGAATGAGGAGGTCAAGCCGCGTTCTGTGACTCCTCCACCTGCTGCTCCACCGACGCAGACTCCAGCTGGTCCGAAGAAGACTCGGAAGGCGCAGGCTGTGTCGTAAAGCCAAGTAAAGACCAAACAAGGGATCCCTTCGGGGGGGTGTGACAAATCATTCTATCATCAATAAAAAACACCTTTTCCTTTTCAGGAAAGTCTAGTCCCTTGCTCATTGCACACTCAAAGGGAACAAGAGACACCTTTTTGCATTTATCACAGGCGTGAACCTTTGGCATTTGTTTGAGCATATCTACAGTGACCAAGCGCATATTGCTACGCAGGCACCTCTCGAGAACTAACAGTGGGCTGATCCAACCCTCTGAAAGACACTGCTCATGAACATTATCCGGAATCATTCCCCAGAAGGTCTCACCCTCTTCCCAACCATCCTCCTGTAGAAGCGTGCCGAAGGAGTTCTCCTTATACCACAGCAGCGCCATGTCTGCGTTGTTATCCAGTTTGTGCTCTGTTAACCCAACACGATCGAGATCATCCTGCTCATACAGCCAATAGACATTTGCGTGGGTATACGACGGATCACGTGCGCCCCGATAGACCTGCCGCCCAGCCATGGTCCAGAGATCCGATACGATGTTGATATCGTGCTCTGTGATATCTGTGCCTACTGGATAAATAACCGACCGATCAATTGTCGAGAACATTGTGCACTAGGTAGATTATTCAAAAGTAACCTTTACCGTAACATCATGGTGACGAATCGACTTTGTAGCCGAACGACTCAGCTCGTGGCGCTTGCGCCTCTCACCATCCTTGGGCTGGATCACCTGCGAACATGCCTCCATATCTGCATGGATCTCATCGTAATGTGTATCCAGATACTCGAGCACCTCATCCTGAATCACCCACTCAAAAAAGTTCAGTTGCCCCACTGTTGTATCCAGCCCGCGGAACTGGATGCGCTTCCATCTGCAGAACGGGTCAAACATCTTTTTGTTGTAGGCCTTGAGATGCGACTTGTAGACCAAATACACAATGACGTGATGGTCTCCCTTAGCCATGAAAGAGACATTATGCTTCTTTGAGTAATTGGTAACAAACCAATCTAGAAGACGAAGGCTCAGACGAGACTTACCAGTAAGAATCTCCTCGACACGGCTGAAATTTTCAGGGATACTGTAGAACTTCTCGAGGCGGTGAAGAACCCACTGCTCCTTGCTCTGAATCGTCTCCATATCGATTCTATGTATCAGCACTGAAAATGAGTTTTCGCAGTTGACGCATAAAGAAACGCAACATGGAGTCTGTCGTAACCGAGTGGCTCAAGGATCCACCCTATACGCATTTGAAGAACCGTCTTAAGCCCTTGAGTATGCTTCTTACCCTGACTATCCCCGGACTCAGCTATACACAAGCTCGCAGGGCCGTATTCTCTGCAGCAGAGGAGGCGATGAAAGGACCCGCTGGACATGCATGGATGCGTGACCGATGTGTGAGGCGAACCATTCGAATCTACGGAATGAATGACCAGCGAACCACTGCCTGGCATACCAAGCGCGGTGAGATGGTGACGGCATCTGAAGTCTCCGGAGTCTTTACCGGAGGAGAGACGCGTCGAGCTCTGGTCATTCGCAAGTTAGAGCCGCCCCAGCCTACCGGAAGCCACCCAATTTCTGCACTCATCTGGGGCACACGGTTTGAGCCGATCGCAAAGGCAATGTATGAGGCCGAAACAAAGTGCCGAATTGTTGATGTATCGTGTGTTCAGCATTCTGTCCATACATTTCTTGGTGCATCTCCAGATGGTATCATCTTCCCCGATGACCCAAAGGATGTGCGAAGATATGGACGGCTTGTTGAATTCAAGTGCCCGATCTCGCGGCCACAAACAGAGGGAATCCCGGATGCTTACGTGCACCAGATGCAGATGCAAATGGAGTGCACGGGGATTGATGAATGTGAATATGTAGAGTTTCGCTTCAAGCAGATCTTCTCATCTGAATGGATTCAGTCAACCGAGACAAAGGGTGTGTTTGCTGTCTTTGATGATCAGACGGTTGATTACAAACCGCCGGATATGCAGCTACCCGAATGGCAGGCGAGTGTTACGGATCGTGAGCCGCAGTATATCTATTGGAAGCTGCTGTCCACAAAGAAGGAGTTTCTACCTAAGGATGTTACATGGTTGCCTCGGCATCTTCCAGCTCTCCGTGAGTTTTGGGACGAGGTCCTTCTTCACCGTGCCGCTGGAACCATGCCGCCGCCGCCTCCTCCCAAGATTCCTACACTGAACATTTGACCACACCTGGAAAGTAATAGCCGTCAATGTAGATGTTCGGATCATTGAACCACTTCTCCGGCATCACAATTTTTCTGTTTTGGTTCAGAAATGCACCCCACCAGGAGAAGCTGGAATTTGGACATATACATCCTCCACACTTACTCATGAGAAGCAAAGTGTCAACCTCATTCTCGTGAATGAAGGTGTGTTGAATTCCACTGATCCAGGGCCGAGTGGATGCATATGGAAAGTCATTGGTAAAGATAACGAACTGCGTATCAGCAGGGAACTCTGCAATTGCCCTGCCATAGTAATCATCAAGCTTGATATCGTGTAACCAGTGATTCACGTAGTCTCCACCACGCACATGGATGAATACTTTGTTACCAATATCTGGATACTTTGCAAGAACACCGGTGTTGAACCACAGGCGCTCTTTGAAGGACTCGTCTACATACTGCCAGTTCTGAAAGTAGCCATGAATACGGGCATTGTGAGGATTATCAAGTGCACTTCTCCAATCATAAAATACGTAAGATGATTCTTGGATATTCAAAGGGAATGTAGGTGGATTTGAAGCGATTGACCAATTTCTAAATAACGAGTTGAAATAGTTCTCCTTTGAATGATGTGATTCAGTATGGCTACAAATAATAGTCTGCCTGCCAGACCTTCGCGCAATATGGTCAACAGCTGCAAGCTGAAATAGCTGATTACCTAGACCACCTGCAAGCCCAACTGTGATCATTAAACCCTTAAGCGTAGTCCGTTTAAACAGTCAAAGGAGTATATAATTATAGATATGTCTCTCGAGAATGGGTTTCAGCATGTAGTCTCAACTCCCTCTGATATCAATCAGCATATTCCTCTTTTATTTGCATATACAAAGAGGTGTTCATCAGTTGTAGAGTGCGGTGTTCGTTCAATCGTAAGTTCTTATGGATTTGCGCTTGGGCTGGTCGGAACCCCTAACAATAACTATGTTATGATTGACACTGGGCGTTCCGACCAAATTGAACCGTTTCTTAACCTCTGCAGAGATAGGGGGGTGAATGCATCCTTTGTTGAGCAGAGTGACCTAGAATGTCCGTTGGTTCAGACAGATCTGCTTTTTATTGATACCTGGCATGTGTATGGTCAGCTCAAGCGAGAGTTGGCTCGTTGGCATGGATCGGTTGCGAAGTATATTATTATGCACGATACCACTACCTATGGAGAACAGGGTGAGTCCGCACTATGGGGACACAACCCGGTGGTCCATAGCCAACAGTCTGGGTTTCCTATTGATGAGGTTCTCAAGGGACTTTGGCCCGCAGTGGAGGATTTTCTCAGGGAGCACCCGGAGTGGAAGGTTGAACTTCGCCTAACGAACAATAACGGTCTCACAATCCTCACTCGCTCATGAAAAAGTTAGTATGTTGCAGAATACGATAAAAGTTATCACAGTCTTGAAGGGTCATTGAATGACATGTGATGATATTGTCAATACGGACATTTCCTTGGTGACATGGCCACCCCGTGTAATTGCAGCCCAAGAAAGTATTCTCATCCGCTTTAATAGTCTTGACATCGTTGAGTTGTGTTTGCAGTAAATAACTCATGGCAAGATCACATGCGGGTTTTCTGTTTTGTTCACCCCATTGAAGACATACATCAATCCACCGATCAACCGCTGTATCGCATAATGGGTAGAATGCTGCAAGCGCCGCTCGAGATAAAACAAACCCTGCGCCACCAGAGTGAAAGTAATACTGTTTTCCAAGGATATCTCGTGTGTCACCATGACCTCCGATATATAGCTTGTCGTTT